GCAAGTCACCAGTCGTTGCATAGTTGTTTGAATATAGAATTTTGTGTGCACCAAAGTCGATGTCTGAGTCACCAGCCAATCGATTAAGATGTTTTGAATTGGAATCAAGGGTAGTAAAGTTGGCATCTAATTCACTATGAGTTAATGCCGTTCCCTTAGTAGTTCTTAGTATAATAGCCATATCTTATCCTCGGAATGGTTTTACGTAATCTGTGGCGACATACCCAGCTAACATAAATTTGTAATTGATTGAATCTTCGTCGTTGCCTGGAACACTATAATCATTCTGATCCATTGTTTCAACATTATTGCTTAGTCTTATTCCGTACAAATAAGCATTTTCACTCACACTTTGACCAGCAAAGGAATCAAGATATGTACTATCTGACATTAATGGCGAGTTTATATGCATAGCGCCATGTAGGCGATTATAGTTAAGTATAAAGCTAGACACCGGCATAGAAGCAAACTTTGCTGCAGTCGCTGCTAGACTGATAAACTCAACCTTTGTATCTGCATCTTCATCATCTGGCAGTTTACCGATAAGCTCTGAGAATGTAATCGGAGTACCAAGCGCTGCAGCACCAACAATAGTGATTGGAGGTGGAGGTGCCGGAATATTGTTGGGCATAGTAAGAATATTTGAGTTTGTGGACGGAAGTTCAAGAACAACCGAACCGCCAAGATAGAATCCGGCCGGATGTACAAACTTCTTATAGAGTTCACGCCACTGGGCAATAGGAATAGACGATTTAATTAACACACTAAAGATCTGATATAGTGCACCATTTTGAATATAGCGCAATGATTCAGTACCAATTTGTGATTCATTCACAATAAACAAGTTATCTTTTGGATGTTCTATTTCAATGTCTGATGAAAAGAACGCTCTAAAGAAACCTTCGGCAGCATATGTTGTACCTTTAACACGATAGAAGTTTGCAAAGTTACGAAGCACTTCTCGCGGATCGCTAAAGTATTCGGCATTTGCGCCATCAGCAATCATGTTAAATATTTTTTCAAGGTTAGCAAGTGAAGTCCGTTCGATATCAAATACCGAATATAGATCACGAATAGTAGATATTACTGCATCTTCATCAGCATTCTCATAATAGCCTTCAAGAAAGGCAACTAACATAGGATAGTCGTCAGTAAAGTGCTGTGGTAATACCGATTTAACCTGGTATTTCCTAAGGTTAGCTTCAACCCTATCGTAATTTATTAACGACATTAATAAGAACCTGATGATAATGTTGAGGTTACGCCTACACCAGAACCAAGAGCAATCTTAGTTTGTTGTCTATCCACGACGCCAGTAGCAAACGTTGGACCTGGATCTATATCTAAGATATATGATCTAAGCGGTCGTACAGTAGATTGGTTTGACGGAACTGCTGATATTTTAAGATATGTAACGCCTGATGTAATTTCGGTAGGCGCAAAACCTGTAATAGTAATCTTGCCTTGTAGGTTACTGAATGATCCAATATTGTCGACCTCAATTTCACCAACAGAGTTAATAATTTGAAGCTTCGTGGTATTTAACTTATTCTTGATAGAACAAACTTTACCATTGAATCTAAATGTCGATGATGTGATCGTATAATCTACAGCACTCGGAGCAGCCAATTCATTTGGAAAGTATATGTTGTATGATGTTTTAACATTAAGTGTAGGTGTAAAGCGTTGCTGAAGCTTAACCGATACTCTTGAGTTAAGAATCGCAGAGCTAATATCGTCTATCTGTGCAAGAAGTTCTGACCGTCTAAACACACCACTAAATTTCTTAAGGTTACTAGAAACATATCCATTAATTACATTTAACACAGCTGCTTCTGTTGATTTGATTGTTGCGCCCGTAAGGTTAGGATCAAAGTTAAACGAAGCAATTAGTTCTAGGAATGTTTTGGTAGGATCAGTAAACTTGGTATCAATTGATATAATCGATAGGTTGTTTGTAATTTGCTGTACAATTTGGTCTTTAATAGAAGCAATGGCTGCAGCAGATGTATTGTCCTCAAATACTAATGAAACGAACACAGATCCAAACTCGGCCGGCGTATTGTCTTCTCCACCCCATGCAATAGCATCTGTCACTGTACTAAAGTTACTTTGAATAATAGCACGATAATCATCTGCAGTAACGAGTCTTTGTTGGGCAGCAAATGCAATCGGAGCATTTTGCCTGACTGATTCAATTGATTGCTTGGGTGCACCAGTTACCGAATTGGTTACTGTAGTAACAGCTAAGTTATATCCACTGCCAAGTACTGATACTTGAGCAGTCGGTGTGAATGTAGATCCGCCGTTCGCTTCTGCTCCAAGACATGACAGATATGACACGACAATCTTGTTACCAGCAACAGGTGCTCTACCAAACGAAATACCATCACCAAAATTGAGTTCATAATAACCGTTAGGAGCTTCGTTAATAGAATAGTAACGAGAAGTTGATGTAACTGATACCGCAGTATTAATAGATGTATATGCACTGAATGATGCTCCGTTCGTATTATCAAATACGTTTACCGCAGCAGTCGAGGTATCAATTGTATCATCCGGAATAACATATAGCTGACGCTCACCTACTTCACCAACATAGAATGTCTTAGTTTTAAGTGTGCCTTCAAATATAGGAATAGTCAGAGAGCCAGCAGTGTTTAAGAACTGGTACAAACCAGATCCGTTATCTGTCGCAACATAGTCTTCGATAGTCTGATACGTATATGTGATATCACCTACAGAAGATGTGAACGAAGTACCTGCACCAATGATTACGGACGAAGGTCTATTTGCAACACCGTTTAGATTGAGGCTTAATTGCACTTCTGCACGTGACGCAGTCCTACTTCGAGGAGCATAACCAAGAGTCGCAGCATGTGATACAACAGAGGAGCGCAACTGCGCAGTCGAGAGGAACGACTCATTTAATGCAAAGTTGGCAGTCAATGCATTAAAGTGTGTATTGTATGCTAGTACGTCCAGGATATTAGAAAGGCCTGATGCTTCAAAATTATAATCTGCAAATTGAGTATCCTGAGCAAGATAAGTTTTAAGCTTATTCTTGATTTCAGTGAAGTCAAGCTGTGTAGATGTTACTGTTACGTCTGCCATATTATCTTAGCCTTGATAGAGAAGTTTCTAGTGTCACAACTTCTGATGTATTTATTACCCCAAATTTAAGACGTATGTCAAGTGCATTGCCATCAGGTCGTGCCTGGACATTGATATCAGCAACGATTGCTCTTGGTTCAAACGTCTTAATGGCTGCTCTAATATTAATCTCCGCATTAAATGCAGTTAGATCATCCATCGGTTCAAATAAAATGTTACCCATACCTCCACCAAAAGATGGATTAAATGGTTTTTCTTGGAATCCGGTGAGTACAAGATTTTTGACTGATTGCTTTACTGCAGCAGCATCACTCTTTCGATAGATGTCACCGTCAGGTCTGGCCACAAAAGAAAGATCGATATCCTTGTAATCTTTCTTACGCGCAGTAATGAGCGAGACAGTACCAAGTTGGCCATCTTCTGCTGCAAATGCTCTGTTTGTTGCCATGTGATCAGTACTCTAGATTGTTTAAACTATTTATACAATATCTAAGCGAGTATTTCTACTAACTCTCCAGAAGTTTGCAGATTACCATTGTACCGGGTTTCTAATTGTTTTTTGAACTTAGCGACAAATGTACTTGATACAATAGGCATCTGTAATATGATATGACACTCAAGACTACCGTCCGGGTTAAACGAATCATAGTCGAGTATCAGTTTATCATACAACAAAGCATCCTTCCAGTACACAGCTAAATCAAACATAGTTGCATGATCTGGAACGCCATTGTGGTTAATGAGCTGATAGACTACGACTTGACCCTTTGTCGCAAGATCATTCAGTCCACCACTCACAAGTGTTTCACTTTCGGCTTTACGATATAAGCCTTCAACTACGATAAGCCTATGGTTCTTAAACGCACCAAAATTCTGAGATACAAGATTGATTGCTTCTGCCTGCAAATATAACTGTCTCGCAATTTGTAGTTTATCGGCCGCTACAGTGATATGATTCAAGTTAGTCGATTCACCTGCGCCACCCAGAAACCTTGCTACAGTAACACCGCGCGCCAACTTCGTGGCCGACGTAATTCCGGGTGAGTTGTTTGGATTGTATGTAGGATCAGGTATAACAGTCTTTAGACTTGGATTGGGTGTAAACTGTTGATACGATTCAGGTCTCTGTGTCATCAGTGTGGTCCTATTGTCGTTTCATTATTTTGTGGTACAGGTTTAATACCAGAAGTTCTACCGATTTCTTTGGGCTGTGGCTTTGTATATTCAGGATTGATCTTACCTTCAGCTACCTGTACCGCCATGAAGTCTGTATTATTAAGTGTACCATTATCTCGCATCTTAGATCTGGCCTCCGAAGTAGTTAGATGCCTTGGCGTCACACCACCGGTTGATCCTGTTCTATCAATAGATGATAGCAAGTCGCCATTTGGATCCACCTTCACACTCTGGACGCCATACGAGGACTTCTGGTATGTTGTAGCCATTCCTGCATTGGGTAACGCAGTTGCTTTGATGTCATCCGCAAGTATGTCAGTATTAATAGCTAGTTCAGTAATAGTACCCTGCGAACCAACATTACCAGCTGATCCTGGACCTGTATCTGGGTCAGAATATGATTGGTGTACCGTGGTCGCCGCAGTCTTAGACATACCATTTAAATCACCATGGAATGTTGGAGCAGTCATACTGTTACTTGCCACAATATCACCAGTTACTTCGACGCGTACTGCACGAATCGTATCTACATTGATTGTACCTGCTCCGCCTTCACCATCACCTAACCATAATGTATTACCAAGATGATGATTATATGAATATAGTACAATGTTCTCACCACCAAATGTACCTGTATCACCAAAGACCGATAGCTTTGATGCATGGATATTTGTATCCGGAGATGTTATATTCTGTTGTACCTCGGACGTGACTCTCATAGCTCCACTCGAAAATAATCCGGCAGTACCGTCAACCGCTGTTTCCCATGCACCTTTGACAGCAGCCGTAAATCCACCAAGATATGTATCGACCACACCTTTGGCCACAGTAGTGAACTTGCCACCTTTGACAATCAGTCCATCATTCTTTGCAATGTTATATCTTCGAGCACCATCGATCTCAGCACGCTCATCACCTGCAATAAACTTATTATAGTTACCTGCCACATTGAGGTTGTAATCACCGGTTACATCTACATTCAGA